GCTTCGGTAGTTATTCACCCGACGAGATCTATAAGCGGATCGAGTATATGATCCTAGGCCTTGGTTGCCAGGTTGTATTCTTCGATCACCTTTCAATCCTGTTGTCCGGGCTAACCGACATTGATGAACGTCGGTCTATTGACATAGTAATGACTAGGTTACGATCACTTGTAGAAGCAACCGGCGTAACGCTGTTCTTGCTATGTCATGTCAGCGGTGATGACAACGGAAAGCCTTATGAAGAAGGTGGACGAGTCAAGCTAAACAAGCTGCGAGGCAGTCGTGCTATTGGTCAAATCTCTGACATCGTTATTGCTCTGGAGAGAGACCAACAAGATGACCAGCACAGCAACAGATCATTAGTTCGTATTCTCAAAAACAGGTTCTCCGGCGAAGTCGGGCCTGCTTGTTACCTCACCTACAACAAAGATGACAGTCAGTTCACTGAATCGGCCTACTACTGTAGTACCCCAGACGGTGGTTCTACCGACACACCACTACCCGAGTTCTGAACTCAGGAGGCCAAACCCACCTACGCCTGAAGCGGTAGCTAAGGCGCAGTTTATTGATAAAACCTACAGCTGGGCAGGCTGAACACCATACCGGGCTGGTATACGTCAGCCCCTTTTTCTATGACTCAACTTGTTTTCGACATCGAAACCGATGGCCTACTCGGTGAGATGACAAGAATACACTGCATTGCAATCAACGACCTTGAAACTAATGAGACCATTACATACAACGATCAGGGAAGTTCTGAACCGATTGTTAGAGGCGTGCAGCGATTGGAGGACGCGGATGTTATTCTTGGTCACGGCATTCTCAACTTTGACATACCTGCTATTCAGTCCTGCTATAGCTGGTTTGAGCGCCCTAGTTTGTGCGTGGATACTCTTCTCCTTAGTAACCTTTTTCATCCTGATCTCATCAACGTAGATAAGGTGAGGAAGTGGGACGGCTTACCACTACGCCTATACGGCCGCCACGGTTTAGAGGCTTATGGTTACCGGCTGAACTGCCGTAAAGGTGACTATGGTAAGACCTCTGACTGGAAACACTGGTCACAAGAGATGGAAGACTACTGCAAACAAGATGTAGTAGTCACAAGGAAGTTAGTCGAACACTTCATACCTAAACTTCAATGACTACATTCCCACCCCTACCCTTTTGGGTACACCTAGAGCTACACGTCCAAGAAATCCTATCGGAGCAACAACGACATGGCTGGTATTTTGATGAGCTATCTGCAAGGGAACTTGCACTGTCTCTCGGAACAGAGCTTCGCAAAACTGAAGAGCTACTTCGAAGGAAATATCCTTTCGTGGCAGGACCACAATTTACTCCTAAACGACCTAACAAGACACAAGGTTATCACACCGGAGCAACGTTCACTCGCCTTAAAGAATTTAACCCAACAAGCAGAGACCACATTGCTTGGATACTTACAACGCACTACGGATGGGAGCCAAGTCAAACCACAGAAACTGGCAAAGCAGTCATAGATGAGAAGGTACTATCTGAACTTGATTACCCCATTGCTAAACACCTATCGAGATGCTTAGATCTACGAAAGAAGCTTGGAATGCTGGAGGAAGGAACTAATGCGTGGCTACGATTGGTGGACGAAGGCTCCAGACTACATCACTATTGCTCGGTCTCGACAAACACCCACCGCTGCGCCCATCGTAACCCAAACCTGGCGCAGGTCCCCAGCGACTCAGAATTTCGTAAGTTATTCAAGCCAACGCCAGGAATGGTCATGGTTGGAGCTGATCTCTCAGGCATCGAGCTTAGGATGCTTGCTCATTATCTTGGTGCTTACGATAATGGTAGGTACGCAGAGATTCTACTCAACGGAGACATCCACCAAGTCAACGCCGACAAGATCGGAATTACACGAACACAAGTAAAGACAGTAACTTATGCATTTCTATATGGTGCTGGCGACAAGAAGATTGGAATCTCTATTGACAAAAGTCTTTCAGAGAAGGAAGCCACTAAACGCGGCCGAGAGGTTAGAGCTTCCTTTGTTGACGCAATCGATGGCCTCGGTGAGCTCCTGGCTGCGGTTAAACACCGTTCACGCGAGGGAAGCATCACTGCTATTGATGGGCGGACAATCCGAGTGGACAGTCAACACAAGGCCCTAAACTACCTACTGCAATCCAGTGCTGGCGTCATTGCTAAGCATTGGATGTGCGGTGTACACTACCACATTAAAACCCGACCTGCCCATCAATTAGGTTTTATCCACGATGAACTACAGTACGAGGCACAGCCAGACTACGCGGAAGAACTTTCCGAGACTCTTATCCGTGAAGCCGCTAATGCCGGAACGGCTTACTCTCTCAGATTACCTATTGCAGCAGAATCCAGGATTGGCGAATCCTGGGCAGACACCCACTAATTCACACTCACAATGTTACTACTCGTAGATGCAGACTTCATCGCATACAAAGCCTGCGCAGGAGCAGAGATCGATGTAGATTATGGCGATAATGTCATTGTAGTCTCTAGTCGATTCTCTGATGCCCAGCAATACTTCGCTAGAGAGATCGAGCGAATAAAGAATTTCTTCTCGTACTTCGATGATCTAGAGATCGGCCTATATTTCAGTGCGGCCGAAAATTTTAGGAAGAAAATTTTACCCGAGTATAAAGGTCATCGAAATCGTAAGAAACCCTGTGGCTATAAGCGACTTATAGAGGATTTGAAGAATGAATACACTGTCATCCAAGTCCCAACACTTGAAGCTGATGATGCTATGGGTGTAGCCCAGACATTGACAGAGGATAATGATTCGATCATAGTGTCACCTGACAAAGATATGCGTCAGATCCCTGGCTATCTTTATGACTTCAAAGAGGTTGTAAAGATAACTGAGGAAGAGGGACGAAAGTTCCATCTACTTCAGACATTAGCTGGTGATTCTACTGACGGATACGCTGGCTGCCCAGGCTATGGAATGAAGAAAGCTGAGCAACTCCTATCATCAACGAACTATAGCTGGAAAAGTATTAGAGAAGCATTTGAAGAGAAGGGTCTCACTGAAGAGGATGCCTTAACTAATGCACGCCTCGCCAAGATCCTTACCGCCGATTACTATGACTTCGACAAACGAGAACCTATTCTATGGTCCCCCAGCACCAATAATGGAGCTAACGATGGAGCAGAGCCTGCGCCTGAGAAGGCTGACAGACCTGCTGCCTAAAGCTGATAAGGATGACATCATCACGCTGCTGCTGGCTCTACAGAAGCAGTGCTTTTGCCTATCCAATACAACCATGAACCTCATCAACAAGTGGCCAGTACCACCACCGCTGACTGAGGCTGATGCTGCTACCATCATTGAGAGGTTTAAGCAGCATGACTAACACCATCTACACCATACTTCTATGTCTAATCATTCTGTACTATACACCGATGGCACAGCTGCGGTTCTACGAGCGCGTGATGATGCTAAGGCTATACGTCGTATACTTTCCACTCAGAGTGAGGATGTGGTGGGGGATGTACCGTCTTCGGCGACAGGTCCAGCGTACTATCGGCGGGGACATACCCAAGTATGGGATTTCATTAGAGAGCAAGAGCTCAACTTCCACCTCGGAAACGCAATCAAATACATCTGCAGAGCTGGACACAAAACAGACAGCAAAACAGAAGACTTAAAGAAAGCCATCCACTATCTAACCAATGAAATTGAGAACACCTGTCCACAAACAATCGGAAGCAACAACTCAGGCCCTAGAATTTCGGAACAAGTTCCAAGTGTCGAGTTCAATAGACCTTGCTACGAGGACTATGCAGAGAGACTTGATTGTTGAAGAGTTCAAGGAGTTTGTAGAAGCTAATCAGCAGATGCATTATATGTGGGCAGAGAGCCGTGCTGATTGCTTGAAAGAACTTGCTGACCTCGTTTATGTATGCTACCAGTTCGCTATGAACATGGGTTGGGATCTAGACGAGGCACTTTACCGTGTCCACGCAAGCAACCTAAGTAAACTGGGAGAGGATGGAAAGCCTATCCGAAGA